CTTTATTCTTGATTCTTGTTGCAAGCAATCCACAAAATATTTAGGTTCATTATCTATTAATACATAACCTTTTTTAATACTGGCTTTATCCCACCTTATAGGTTGTCCCCTAAACATTCCACATTTAAAATCTGTAATCCATATATTACTTTTAGGATTAAGAGCAATCTTATATTTTTTTCTAAATAAATCTAATATTTTGGAGAGAATGTCTGTAGTCTTCTTAAAGTCTTTCTCTTCCATTAAATCATAATCAGCACTATAAACAACATCTTTATCTGCTGATGAACCTACTAATGTTTGTAGTCCAGCTATACTCAGAAAATTAAATATTTTAGCATTACTCATTTATATAATAATACTATAAAATAGTTTAATTCAAAAAAAGTTTTAAAACATAAGAATAATTTTAATAACATTTTATATATATAAATGTCTCAAGTGAATAAATTTAATCAAATAAATAATCCTGATTATGTGTATTTTGACCTACAACAAACAAATATACAAAATAGTACAGAGCAAGAACAGCAACCTCTTAAATTTTTAGAGACACGAGAGACGCCAGTTATTGCAAATACAGGCGACTATTACATGAGTGTAGCACGATTTCAATTAGACACTTATAATTTACCTGTTTTAGTAGGAGAACCTGATATATCACAAACAGGAACTTATGACCCTGATAAGACCATTTATAAAGTGGCTATGAATATAACAAATGGTTCTTTTATAACAACGGTAACTACAACTCCTACTAATTATACTTTAGCATCACAAATAACAAAACCAGCAGTAACTGAATATTTTGGATATAGTGTTAAAACTGCAAACACAGGAACAAAAAATGACATATGTGTAGCAGTAAGCGACCCTCAATATGATAGTGGAGACGGTAGAGTTTTCATATGGAAAGGAACAACAACAGCTAACTCAATAGCTAATGAATTAGTAGGGGATAGTGGAGGACAACTACTAGGTTCATCAGTAGGAATTAGTGATAATGGATTACGAGCAGTTGTTAGTTCAGGTAATGTAAGTAGAGTATTATTATATGATATAGTAACTGGAACAACTGTAATAAATCCAACAACTGATATTGACCCATACCCAACTGCAGATGAAGGAGCTATAGTAACAACACTATCAGGAAACGGCAATATTATATGGATAGGACAACAAAACGGAGGAGGAGATGGAGGTTTTTCACGATTTTTTAATTATACAACTCAATTATCAGTAGGAGCAGAAATAGGGCAAACAGGAATACAGGGTTTATATGCTAAAGGAGCCCAATTTAGCACAGATGCTAATTATTGGATTTCTACAGGTTTTTTACATGATACAGAAAAAGGATATGTAGAACTTAGAAGATTTGATGGAACAAATTATGTATTAGCAGGGCAATTTACAGCCCCTCTAGTATATGATAGAATAGGTTTTTCGTTTGCTATGTCAGGAAATGGAGTTTATGCGTGTGCCTCTACTAATAAATCAGTAGATGTAGGTAATTATGTAAGAGTTTATAAAAGAACAGGAACGGCTTTTGCTGAAGGCGTAGCTATAACAGGTGTAAATTCTGTGGGCTGGGGAACATCAGTCTCTATGAGTAATGATGGTTCAACACTAATTGTATCTGCTCCTATTACTGCAACGCTATATATTTATAAACGAGGAACAGGCGTAGAAACATATACATTATTTGGAACTGTTACTATTCCTAGTATTAATCCAGCTTTGACATATGGTAGTAATATTTCTATGACTAATAACGGAGACGCATTTTTTCTTGCTAATAGTGGAGGAACAATATATAATTATATATTTCCTGATGGTAGAGCATCAGGAACAGTTATACCAGTTCCAAACACACTCTCTTCAGTTCCTACAATTGAAAGTGTAATGTGGATTAAAAGCATAAATTCGGCAACAGCACCAACACAAAATTCATTAACAGGAAAAAATACAGCATTATATTCATATTATTATTGTGATAGTTATAATAGTTTTATAGTTATGGTTAATAAAACGATGAAATTAGCATATAAAAATTTTATAGAACGAATTTATAATGAGTGGATTAGTATAATAGCAGATACAGGAATTACAAATCAATTTTTAGATATAACAGCAGTTCATTATCCTACACCCCCATTTATTGACTGGAATGAAACTAATTTAACTGCTGATGTATATGTAACTATGTTATTTGAAACATACCAAACATCAGCTAATGCAGTTATTGATAATCTTAATTATGCTATGCCTAATACAACATGGGCTGTAGTGTCTACTAATAATGTAGGAACTCCAGCAAAAAAAACACCATTAAAATTTGAAGTTGCTTTTAATGCTCCATTATATAGTTTATTTAGTAGTCTTCCAGCAAAAAGGAAAATTATAACAAGTTCAGCAGGATTAAAAGAAACCTATTATGTATTAAATATAGTTAGTTCAGGATTAGGACTAATTACTCCAAGTCCTTCTCTCAATTCAGTTATTCCTTTTTCATTTTTAACAGCATATACAAACTCAAGCACAGGAGTTATTACAATACCAACTACTAGCACATTTTCTTATAGTCATTCAAGATTATTAATAAAAATAATTCAAGAAATAAGCACTATTGATACATGGACACCTATAAATGCGATTGTATTTACGACTTCATCAATCCCTATTATTGTTAATCAATTTACAGCATCTTCTTCAATTGGTTCTAATCCACCAAGTTCAAGTTTAGATAATGCTTTTGATTTTATCATTACAGACTTGCAAACTAATCAACAAGGATATAGACCAAACATTTTATATGTTCCTGAAATAGAAAGAAAAATAGATTTAACTGGAAATCAACCTCTTAAAACTATAGATATAAATGTTTTTTGGAGAACAAAAACAGGTACTTTAGTTCCATTTACTTTAGCAAGTGGAGCTATGAGTTCTATTAAACTCTTATTTGAAAAGAAATTGTTAGGAGAAAAACAAAAAATAAGTATGGCTTCTGCAAATGTGAGAGACATAATATAACTTTTAATAAAAGTTATGATAAAATATAAAAAATACAAAAAAAGTTTTAAAACATAAGAATAATTTAAATAACATTTTATATATATAAATGTCTCAAGTTGATAAATTTAACCAATTAAATAACCCTGATTATGTATATTTTGATTTACAACAAACAAATATATATAATACTACAATAGAAGAACAACAACCGCTTAAATTTTCAGAGACACGAGAAACTCCAGTAATTAAAAATACAGGAGATTATTACATGAGTGTAGCACGATTTCAATTAGATACATATAATCTGCCTGTAATAGTAGGAGAGCCTGATTTAACACAAACAGAAACATTTGACCCTGATAAAACAATTTATAAAGTAGCTTATGAATTTACAAATAACGCAATAACATCTGTATTCAGCACTCCATTTTTTGCACCTATAGACACATTAGACTCTCGTTCAGGTTATGCACAAAGTTACGGCCTTTATTCAGCATTAGCAAAACCAGCTAATAATGATACTAAAATTAATTTAGCAATAGGTGTTCCGACTGATAAGGCAGTAGATGTATGGAGTGGATATGCTCCATATGCTGTTCGTTCTTCATTTTATACAGGAAATAGCGATGAAACAGAAATAGGAAATACTGTAGGAATATCAGAATCAGGACTTTATATAGTGTCAGGAGGAAGATATGGGACTTATTTATGGAATACACAAACACGAGCAGTAACAAAATATGATTCATTAAACTCATCAACTCAAAAACTTCAAACAGCAGGAATTTCAGGAGATGGAAATATTATTTTTATAGGAAGAATAGATTTAGGGCAATTTCAAATTTTTACTAATACAAATGGAGCTATAAGTGAATTAACAGGTCTTATAACTCCAACAGGATATACACCAAGTATATACGGTGATAGTGGACTAGGACTTAGCATGATGGGATTTAAAAGTTCAACAGACGGCTCTGTAGTAGTTATGTCAGACCCTTATGCTAATGGAACAAATGGGGCAATTTTTGTTTTTAAAAGAGTAGGGACAACAGCAGTATATAATCAAGTTTTTTCAGCAATTGGTTCAGCAGGGCAATATTTAGGGTGGAGTTATGATTTAAGTTCTGATGGCCTAAATTTAATTGTAGGAGCTCCGTATTCAGGGCTTCCTTTTACTGGTAATGGTGCTGGAGAAGTTAAATTTTATAGTGATGGTGTTAGTGCTTGGTATCCACGCAGTTCCTTTCCATATCCAGCTACTTCTACAAAAAATTTTGGATTTTCAGTAAGTTTAAGCAGAGACGGACTATACGCTCATGCTTCATCGGCTAGAGGAACAGGAATTTTTAGATTTATAAAAACAAGCGTAAGTGCATACACAGCAACAGTTCCTGCTATAGATGATACTATTCCTGACATTGCTTTAGCAGATTATACTGCACAATTTGTTCTTACAGCAAACACAGGAAATTCAATTATAGTAGGAAAATATAGTGATTTTAATACACTTTCAAAATTAACATATCAAACTATTACAACACGAACTGGTAGTGTACCTTATAGTGTTCCTATTTTGTCTCCTACAATTGAAAGTGTAAAATGGATTAAAGAAACAGAAGATATAATAGCACCAAGTCAAAATTCATTAACAGGAAAAAATACAGCATTATACCCCTATTATTATTGTTACAGTTATAACAATTTTATAACCATGGTTAATAAAGCATTAAGATTAGCATATGTCAACTTTATAGAAAAAATATATTTGAACTGGATATATCCACTACGAACATTAAATAGTTTTTTAGTAAATCAATTTTTAGATATTGTAGCAAGACAATACCCAAATCCTCCGTTTATTGAATGGAATGAAACCAATTTAACTGCTGATGTATATGTAACTATGTTATTTGAAACATACCAAAAGTCAGCTAATGCAGTAATTGCAAATATAAATTATGCTATGCCTAAAACTACATGGGCGGTTGTCTCAACTAATAATGTAGGCACTCCATTATCACCTACACCATTTAAATTTACATTATCATTTAATGCTCCATTATATAGTTTATTTAGCAGTCTTCCAGCAACAAGAAAGATTTTAACAGATGACTTTGGAAAGAGAGAAATATATTATACATTAAATTTTTATAGTTCAGGTTTAGGATTAGTCAGTCCAAGTCCAGCTCTCAATCAAATTTATCCTTATTCATTTTTATCAACATACACAAATTCAAGCACAGGAGTTGTAACACTACCAACAGCAGAGACAAAAGATTACAGCCAGTCAGGACTATTAATAAAGCAAATTCAAGAAATAAGTACTATTGATACATGGACACCTATAAATGCTATAGTATTTACTACTACTTCAATTCCTATTGTAGTCAATCAGTTTACAGCATCTTCTTCAATTGGCTCTAATCCACCAAGTTCAAGTTTAGATAATGCTTTTGCTTTTATTATTACAGATTTGCAGAGTAATCAACAAGGATATAGGCCAAATGTTTTACTTACACCCAAAATTTTACGCATGATAGATTTAACAGGTAATCAACCTCTTAAAAATATTGATATAAATGTTTTTTGGAGAACTAAGACAGGCAATTTAGTCCCTATTACTTTAGCAAGTGGAGCTATGAGTTCTATTAAATTATTATTTCAGAAGAAAGTATTAGGAGAAAATCAGCAAATAAATATGGCTTCTATGAATATGAGAAATTTACAATAACTAATATAATCTCTCAATTTTAATATTAAAACTTATAATTAAATTTTATAATAAATAAAAATATATTTATATATTATAAAATGGCTATTAACGATTTTGATAGGACGAGTTTAGAGGAAGCCCAAGCTTTAGGTAGTTATTATGGAATTGAAGGCTATGAGACTATGTCTCATGAAGATTTATTAAATGCTATTGATGCAACTTCGGCAATTAATAAAATATTTGATGCTAGTGGTAATGATATAAGTGGTAATTATAAAGTAGCTAAATTAAAGGTTACTAAAGATTTAAGTGGAAATTATATTCTTACATTTTCTTAAAGAATTAATTATTTTGTTTAGAAATTACTAATTAAAATAATTATATAACTAATATATATAAAAATGTCCTCTGACTTCTCCACAGTTTTAGTTCGTGATTCAGTATTAGGCGGAATAACAGATAAACTTACTTATGCGGTTCGTTCGGGTTCTGCCTCCAAAACATACCAGCCCTTCCCATCTATTTCGTCTTCATCTTCGTCCTTAACTTTTAATGTAACAGTTCCCTCTGAAAATGTTGTTGTAGACCGTGAGGTATTTATCAGGTCTACAATCCGCTTTACAGTAACAGAAACAGGTGTTGCATCGGGTTCTTTTGCTGGTGGCTACGGCACTCAATATGCTCTTCAGGCCTTTCCATTAAATCATTTATTCACAACTGCTTCTGCAACTATTAATAATTCTAATGTGTCTTCAAATATTCAGGATATTCTTCCTCAATTACTTCAAATGATTTCTCAAGAGGAACTTTCAAGAT